GTCGGCGCTGGTCGTGGCCGCCGCTTTTAGGATGGCGTAGTAGCGTCCTGGACTGAGCGTGGAGGTGTCCAGGAGATACTGCACCTTCACAATCGCTGCCGTGGGATCTGCTGTTGCCGCCACGTTGCTGAATGCGGCCACGACAGCGCCACTCGAATCCCATAGAGAAAACGTGGGAGAGGTGGCTGTGACCGTTCCAGAAGCCGCAGACAAGTACATCGTGAGCAGTCTTGACTCGCCCTTCAAAATATTGATCTCACCCAGTGCCATTACTGCCTCACTCCAACACACTCTATATTGATCGTGTTGCCTTCCATGCGATTCGGGATGGCAGAGACGACACGATAGGGATTGCTTGCGTAGGTGATCACATCCCCCACGCGAATATCGACAAGAGGAGGAAACACGAAGAGATGGGGTTGGAAATTGTCGGTGTTGTCTGCGCCCTGGAGATCGTATTTGCTAGCCTGCTCAATAGTAAGGGGCTGGCACTGCGCGTAGCTGACCTGGGTGGTTTTGGAGGAGTTGCGGTAACAGGACACCAGTTCGCCTTGATTCACGATAAACTTCTGCAGCGCCCGCACCATAACAGAGGCATATTTCGACATCAGGACATCCTCTGCACGAACTGCTTGAGCTTCCAGTTGGTCGAAGTGCGGTAGCGGGCGACAGTCTCTTCGTAAATTTTGTGCATCACGCCGAGGGGACTCGACACAGCCCATACAGACACACCTGCAGCAGTGTTCACCGAGTTGTTTCCGATCTTGATCTCGGTTCCAACGCCCGCATAGTCCACGGCAAAAGAGGTGAGGATGCGGTAGATCGTCTCTCCCATCACAGCCTGGTTTATGTCGAAAGGAACCGTCGCGCTGTATCCCCACGTCGCATTTACCGAAATATTCTGAATGCCTTGTGGAAATCCAGCACTGAAGAAACCGGGGATGTAGGAACCTGAACTCTGGCGAACAAGGGTGTTGTAGCCCAGGCCGCGCTTCGCTTCAACAAGGAGAACGTCTGTGAGGGGCGTAGAGGAGCCGTAGAGCGTCACTGTGAGCGTGGTATTGGGTACGATGTCGTCACCCAAGTGCAGCCGAGGATATCCGTGGCCGTCAAAAACTCTAGTCTCAACAGTCGGGGTAAATAGCCGCCCCGTTCCGCCGCCCTGGTAAATGGAGACAGGAGCCTGGAAATCGGCAATCACACCGGCAAGGATCGCTCCCACCTGCCCTTTGACATCTGCACCTACCGGATCTGGGGACACCACGGTTAGGCGGTCTATAATTTCAGCCTCTGTGGGCCATCCGTTGGTATCAGGCATGTCGTGGAGTCCTTACTGTGCGGCGGGCGGGGCGGGAACGATAGCGCCGATTTCGATCAAATACTCAAGCTCATCGGCAAACGCGGATGCAGGGTGGATCTCATCGTGCCAAACCGATACACTGTCTGCTGCGCGGTTGAACTGGAAGATCGCGACCTTGTAGAGTATTTCGGGCTCTGGGGCTTTCACTTCGGGGGATTTCTCTGCCATTTAAGGACCTTTCAGGGATCAAAAAGGTTGGAGGGTGGAATTTCTTCCACCCTCCAACACAGAGGCATTAGCCGTTGCCGTTCAAGAGGCAAACATGCTCAGGACGCTGCAGCACGACGCCGTACAGGGTCTCCAGGGTCATCTGGTAGGCACCGGCCAGCGCGTTGTACCAATAGGTGAGGTTGAGAGTGACGCCGCTTGCGTCGTCGCTCACAGAGACCGTCTGCACGCCCTGGCCCGCTGGAACCGGGTACATCTTGCGGCTGGCGAAGAGCACCGCATCCTCGGCGAAGAACAAGTTCTTGGACACAGCCGGGGACGATCCAACGATGGGGACCAACTGGCTCTCGCGGACGTCGAACTGGTAGATGCGACCCACACGCGAGGTGTAGTCCGCGCTGCCGTTGCCGGAGCCGATGCTGCCGTTCGCCAGGTTGAGCGGCTGGCCCAGGGCGGTCCAAAGGACGAAGTTGGAGATACCCAGGAGGTTGATCGTCTGCTGCGGAGAGACGATAGCGAAGCGCTTCATGCCCTCGCCCGCCTTGTTGACCGTCAGAGCCAACTTAGCCGCCTGGACGTTGGCCTCGGTAATGGCACTGGAGGTGCCGATGGTGGCCCCCGTCGCGCCGGTGTACATTGCGGTCATGATATCGATGTCGATCTGCTCAGCCAGTTTGATCGCCGCCTGCTTCGCATAGCCCTCCAGAACGTCCTGGTTGACTTCAGACATCGCCCGGCGCTCCACGGCAAAACTCACCTCTTTGTGCTTATTGAGGGTGAGGGAGATACTGGAGGCGTTGGCGACTTCCTGCAGGGTGTAGTTCTGGTTTTCCGCTTTGTCGTTCACAGCCAGGTTGCCGTATTTGGGGATAATCATCGTTTCACCGATGCGCCCGTACTCACTGGAATACCCCTTATAGGAGGTGGTCATTTTCTGAGCGACGATGTTGTTCGCCAGGTAGTTGAGGGCAGTCTGGGCGAAGATCGTCGGGATAAAACCGGTTCCGACTCCAAGATCACCACGGACAATGTTGGTATTGGTCATTTCGTTTCAAAACTCCAAACAGGCACAACAAAGCGCCCCACCGGAAAGGTGGGGCGCTGTCAATGAGAACCTGTTAATTTAGCAAGGCAAGGGATTATTCGCCGCGAACAATGCGGCCTTCACGGTAGGCTTTGAGGATGTCGGCTTCGTGCGCCTTATAAAAAGCGCGGTCGGACAACTGAGACTCTTTGTAAGTGCGAGACGGGGATGTAGTCTCTTTAACCGGATCACTGGTGACACCAACACGCTGTCGGGGAAGCTGTTTCGAAATCTCCTCAGCGTCAGCCTCCAGGGAGGTTTCGTCACTGCCCACTAGCCGATTTACGAAAACGTCGGGCAATTTGAACTTCGCCGCCACCTTCTCTTTCAGGCGCTGCATTGTCTCTCGCTCACGCTCGGCTTTGATGGCGTCCAACTCCTCTTTAAGGCGCTGCGTTTCCGTGAGAGTGGCTTTGCGGGCCTCTTCCTCGCGGCGTTTATAGCCTTCAAGTTCGCGCGTCAGGTCTTCCAGGCGCTTCTTTTCCTGGCGCTGCTCAAAACCCTTGCGATTGGCCTCTTTAGGGTCAATCTCAGGCGTTTCCGGGGCATCAACAGTTTCAATGGGGTCAGTGATTTCGGTATCCATAGCAATCGGTCTCCAATAGATGGGAAGGTCTCACCACAAAGGGCGGCAATTTAAGGGAACAGGGTCTACCACGCTCAAAAGGGGGGTGGCGAAGGGGAATTAAAGCTCTGAGATCACATAGTACGCCTCGACCAGCGCGGCGATCATTTCCGCCACTCTGATCTGCTCGTCGAGATCCACTGCTTCATGGGATCGGTTGTGCAGGAGTACAGCCTGACTCTTGAGGATGATTAGGAGGCTGTCGCGCTGGTCGAGGCGAACACTGTCCAGGATTTTCGCTTCTTGCATCTCTTCTTTGTAGCCGGAGTTGTCGTTCTCTTCCACGTCACACTCCGATCTATGAGGTGAAGTTGTTGTATGAACTGGCGGATTCCACGTCGGCAACTTCGGAAAGATCGGTGGACTGCCCATTCTGCGGCAACATCGCAAGCATCTTGGCCTTTTTCTGGGACAAGAGCACCGACTTCATGAGCTTGATCTCTTCATTGCTCAGTTTTTCCGCCTTGCCGATGCGTTCGATGGCTTTTTCATGCGTCAGGAGATCATTGTCCACCTGAGACACTGTTCGGTCTGTGGTAGTGGAGAGATCGCTGTCTGTGGGTTCGAAGTAGTCCGGCCACACACAATCGACGACAGTGCTTTCAGAGATCGCAGCCAGTCTTCGGTCGGCTGTAATGCGAGAGAGGCCCAGTAGAATATTCCGCAAGAAGACGCACATACCGGAGTTGCCCCACATCTCACGTTTATGGTCTGTGGTGGCAATCGTGCGCTGGTAGAGTAGCCGCAGCACCTGTTCGGACAAGCTACCTTTGTTACTGACACTTTCCGGATCGACTAGAGAGAGACCTACCGCCTTGTAGAGCAGTTGTTCCCACTTGTCAATGTCCTTGTGCGTGTATTCTCGCGCAGATCCGTCCCAGGTGAGCATTTTCACGTCTGGCTGCCCTGAAGATCCCTCAGCCTGCATCACAGACATGGGTTCACCAGGTGCTAGAGGCCCTACATTATCTGGGATTGCGTTGATGAAGGCGGTGACGGGCTTGCTGTGGAGTTGGTTGGCAGAGTCTTCGCCGTGCATCGTCAGCGCCAGCCTGTCCACGATCCGGAGCACACGCCAGCAGTCCCCTTCGCCCAGAGGATTGCCTTTTATCACCCGGTTGCGAATGACGGTGATAGGGATCAGGCCGAGCGGATTGGGTTCTCGCTGGTCAATCTCCCACTCACCCTCGTCTCCCAGGTGGTCGAGGTAGCCGGGAAGCATCATTGGGTCAGAAACAGAGCCTGCACCTGCCAGAAGCGGCCTGTACGTGACATATTCGTCGTCGGTCCACTCCTCTCGGAAGTAGTACCAGTCGCCGTCTTCAGTGCTGCGGAACGGATACTGCACACGGGCCATCAGCATATTGGTGGCGTCGTGCGGGTCGATCCATACGCGGCATTCGGTGGGGATGTCCAAAAAAGTAATGCGGATGGGACACGGCTTGCTCTCGTCGTAAGAGAATTTCACCGCGATGGCACCCTGGTTGGCTGCGTGTTGTGCCAGACTCACCCACTGCGCATCGAGGTTATTGGCCGCGATGACCTCCTGCAGAAACTCGGTGGATGTATCGTCTCCGGCTACTGAGAAGGTAGGCGACCCGTTCTTAAAAACGAACTCTGCACCCTCGTCGATAATGCTGCCGACGTAGGGAAGCGCTGTGGGGATGGGACCTTTGTCGGGCGGCCATTGGTGTGGACCGAACGCATGACGGGGGTAAGGTCTTCCGTAGTAGTAGTCGGCGCTTGCAAGTCCAGACATCAGCATTTCGGTCTGGCGCGGAGCAGGCATCTTGGTGTTTATCAGGTTCATGTTTATGCGAATCCGCCTTGCTTGCCGTACCTGATGACCCTATTCGCGACGTCCTGGTGCCGGAGGTGAGACATTATATACCGGAGGCTGTCGAGGAGGTGAAACGTGCTCTTGCGGTCGATCTCTTCGGTGACATTGCCCGACTCGTCCACTTTACGCGAGTAGGTTTTCAACTCTTTCAGGAGCGGCGCGAGGTCCGACATAATGAGCAACTGACCGGAGCGAAATGCGGCGTACACTCGATCTATGCCAACCTCGACTTCGGAGATAGGAGGCTCTTGAATCCTCATCCCCGCCGCCGCAAACTCGCTCCGCCATTGACCTTCGGACTTCGCGCCGCCGAAAACTACCGGTTTCCCTGGTTCATTCTTTAGGAGTTCAGCGACATGACCAGCAGCAGTACGGTTGCCTGCGTGGTAGGTGTTGTAGAGGAGAAACTTGCCCGCATACTGGTCCTGGCCTTCTGCAATGAACACCCCGGCAGTGTTCACGCCGCCGAAGTCCATGCCGATATAGCGTTTCCAGTGGTGGGGAATAGCGAAGCGTTTGATGAGATGGCCTTGCGGTGCCAGGGAGTCGATAAAACTGTCGTAGATCAATCCAGCGGGGCGACTGAACACGCCACGGAACATGAGATCGAACTTCCAGGGAGGCATCGTTCTCTGCGCCTCTTGCCACGATTCGATGGAGAAAGCGGGGTTCTGGGTGGAGTCGAAGCGAATGAGGTCAATGTGCGCCGCGCCGCCTTCCGCCTCATCA